CCGGCCGCGGGGGGAACGGGGGGGGGGCGGGCGCGGGGCCGGGCCGCCGTACCGGGTAGAGCATGGGGATGAATAAAGGATGCAGGATGGTGGTGCCCTGTGACCGGAGCTGCCGCGGGCCAAGCTGCTGCGGGTGCTGCGGCTCCCCGCCGGGTCTGCACCGGACGGGGACGCTGTGGCAGCCCTATGATGAGGGGTGCTGCCACCACACGCAGAAGGACCAGCCGCTGGTCTGCATGCATCTGCAAGGACGGCTGCGGCGGGAATGGATGCTGGATACAGAGGAAAACGAGCTGCGGGTGGGGCCTCGCTGCTCCGTTGCAATAGAACACGGAAAGGAGGATTTCTGAATGGTTGATCTCATTGCAACCCTTATCGCTCTTGTTGTGTACTGTGGCTTGTCATGGCTCGTGACGGCAGGAATTATCAAACTGATCACGCTGTGCTTTGGCTGGCCGTTTTCCTTGCTGACGGCCACGGGCATCTGGCTGATCCTGGCGCTGGCCAGAAGCGTATTCAAGAGCAGGAACGACAATAAATAACCGGGGCCATCCGGCCCCGCCGTAATGCAGCCGCGCCGATGGCGCGCCGGTCCCAAGCCCGGGAAAATGCAGAGGGCGGCGAAGGGGGTGAAACGGGCCGTGACGAAATATGAGTGGTACAAAGCGCACGGGATATGTCCAACGTGTGGCTGCAGAGATGCGGCCCTTGGACGGGTGCAGTGCCCGGAATGTCTCGAAAAAGAGAGGCTGAAAGCAGTACAGAAACGAAAAAAGGAAAGCCCGGAGCAGAAAGAATGCCACAACCGGCACTGCCAGCGAAGAGCAGACCTGCTGCACGCCTTCGGCGTCTGCGTAAGATGCCGGCGGCGGGAAGCTGCCCCCGGACGCGCACAGTGCGCGTACTGCCTTGCCCGCGGCCGCCGGTACATGCAGTCCCGGTCGAGGGAGAAAGGCGCCATGCCGCAGGACATGCTGGGCTGGCCGGGAATATGCAGCCGATGCGGAAAGCCAACAGACACGCAGGAAGCACATAAACAGTGCCCCACATGCCGGGAAGCATCGCAGCGTGCCATGGAAATTGCCCGCAACAGCCGCACGGAAAAGAACTGGTTCGAGCGCACGCACTCGCTCATGGCGTGGGGCAAACCATAGGAGGTGGAAACAACGGAAAAGCACGAAGAAAAGGCGTCGGAAATTTTGGCCCGTGCCGCGAAGTTGCTGAACGACGCCCCAAAAGTATACGAAGCAAATTTCGAGCTGATGAAAGAGCAGGACGCCCTGCAGCAGGATCTGCTGCATAAGCTGGAAATCGAAAATCTTACGCGGGATGAGCGTGCGAAGCTGGCCGCAGAACTGCGTGACTGCCGCAGGCTCCGGCGTAAGTACAAGGACGTTGTGGAGGAGCTGGAGCCCATTGCAGGATATTACGGCACCGCCGCCGGTATGCAGGCGGTAAAGCAGCTGTCCCGGTTTGTGGGTGAGCTTCGGAAGGTGGAAAACTACCACCAGAACCGTCACTACGTTCCCAGATTCGGGCGCATCAAAGGAGAAAGTCAGGATGCTGAGTGAACAGGAAAAATCTGAGATCCGGGCATCATACAGAAACGCGATCGACCCACGGCAGCAGGTGAAAATCCTGATGGAACTGTACCTTGCAAGCCGCGAGGAGATCGAGGAGGCGCTGGGCTTTACACATAAGGAAGCACGGCGCCCAATACGGCGGCACACGGACGCCGGCAGGCCCAACACATACGCCAAGCATCCAATAGAGGTCAAGCAGCGTATCGTGGGACTTGTGCTGAGCGGGATGACCTACGAGGAAGCCGGCGCCATGCATGACGTTTCGAAAAACACCGTGGCAACCTGGATTATGAAGTACAGGCGCGGCGAGCTGCCGCCCATCCTGCCGAAGGAGGAAGAAGTTAATGCCAAACTGTAAGTTTTGCGGCAAGCCCGTAATATCCGCGCGCGTGATGCATGCGGAATGCTGGGAAGAAAAAGCCCACGATTTGGTAGAAATATTTTGTGACAGCTACTGTAAATGGTCCAATGCTTCCCAGAACGAGGAAGAAATATTAAACGGACCTTGTATTGGATGCCCTATTGTACAACTGCTCAACCTCGGGCTCTAACGTTCGAGGTTCATGCGAGGCCGCGGCCCAGAAGGGCCGGCGTAGCCGGTCATAACGGCAGCCTCGCACAAAAGCCCCGCCCGGGACGAGAAAACCGGGCGGGGGTCTTTAAAGGAATATGGCACGGCATGGCTTACCGTACCACATGTACAGGATACCACGGCCCGGCGGCTGTTTCAACTCTGTTTTTTAGGAGCGTGATCGAATTGACAATTCAGCAATGGCGCAGCCTGCGCCGCAACCGAAGATGCAGGTACTGCGCACATTCTCGTGTCTTTCATGGCCGAGATGGAGACCTCTATTTCTGCGCGGCCAAAGGAAAGCTCGTGTATGAGGGCCTGCCCCGCTGGCTCTGCCAAGTATACACTGTGGAGGAGGATTTCTGATGACAAAAAAAGATTGGGAAAAAGCGAAAGAGCAGCTGGAGCGGCCTTGGCCATACAGCCGCGCGCATTTGGAAGCTGACGGTTACGATGTGATGCTGGAGATGCAGTCCGTGAACGATATGTTTCACAAAGGCATTCTGGTGTATGTAAACGGACACTTTAAAGGCAGCTGGCTTGTACAGGACTGCGAAGAGCGGCGGCGCTTCATGCCGCAGCGGCAAAGGCCGTGCATGAGCCCGCAGCAGATCGCGCGTTACAACAAGCTGTCAAAGCGTATGCAGAAAGAGCTGAAGTATCTGCGGGACCAGACATACACGGAGTATTCCACGCACTGGATGAGCTGGGGCCCGCTGGTGAAGCACTTTGAAGCCAACAACAAAGCTATCCGGCTGAAGGAGGACACCTGATGGAACAAATGGACATGTCAAAATATCTGCCCTGCACTTCCCGCCTGGTAGGCGGCACACTGTACATACTGGATGGCGAGGGGCGTGTGCAGCGCCGCCTGGACCCGCTGGAAACGGCCATCAAGTGGTTCCAGATGAGCAACGACGCCTTCTATGCACTGTACGGCGTGAACTGGGTCCCGAAAGAACCGTACTATTCACAAGCCCGCAGAATGCTGTTTCCGGGAGGCGGCCGCCATGTGTGACATATGGACGCAAAACTTGTCAACCTTTTTGGGCACATTGCTGGGCATCATCATCTTCGATGGGATACGGTGGCTCATCAACGCGCTGCCATGCCTGCGGGGCTGGCTGGCGGACTGGCGGCTCGAGAGCCGGAACCGGAAAGCGATCCGCCAGCTGTGGCGCACATATGGGCGCAAGCCTCCGCGTGACCTGTAAAAAACAAACGTGGGCGCTTTGGTACGGCGGCGGTCGTGCGGCGAAAAGTACGCACCAGTGGAAGAGGCCAAAGTAAAACGAAAAATGCCGCATCCGGGGCTGTGCCCCGGCCGTAATGCAGCCCCCTGCCCGATTGGGCCGGGGCCGGTCCCAAGCCCGGAAAATGCAGAGGGCGGAATTTTTGAGAAAGGATGTGGATACATATGGCAAGAACGAAAGTTGAAAAAATCCCTGTGCTTCGGGATTGGTCGGCCGTGGACGCTGCGCTGCAGGAGATGCGGGAATGCAGGTTCTCGCTGACAGAGTTGGATGTGGAGCAAAAACGGCGGATCGACGACCTGAAGGGACAGTACAAAGAGAGGGAGACGGCTCTGCAGAACCGGTACAAACGGCTGGCCGCTGAAGTAGAGGAATATGTGAGCGCACACCGGGCCGAGCTCACAGGTAAAAGCCGCCGCCTGAAATTCGGCGTAGTGGGCTACAGGCTTTCCAGCTCCCTGGTGACAAATCTCGGCGAGGCGGACACCATCGCACTTCTGGAGGGCATGGGACACACGGAGCTCATCAAGGTGACGAAAAAGTTGGACCGTGCGGCGCTGATGCATCAGCCTGCTGAGCTGCTGGACCGGGTAGATGCATGGATCAAAACACGGGATACGTTCGGGATCGACATCGACGACCCTGAGCCGGAAGCGTAACGCAAGAAAGGGGGAGCAGCCATGGGCGCTCAAAGACAGGAAAAAGACGGGATAAAATACATCTATGCGCTGGGCCGTGAGCTTGGCTTGTCTGATCCGGCGCTGGGCCATGACGACGACCTGCACGTCCTCGTGGAAGGCGTCACAGGCTGCTCTTCCATTAAAGCCCTCTCGGAGGCTGAAAAAGAAGCCGTTATCCGTGAGCTGCTCCACCGCAAGGCTGCGGCCGCACCGGAGACGCTGCACAAGAGCAAAAAGCCGCGTCATTACGATGAAACGCCGGGCCGCATGACTGTAAAGCAGCAAAAATACGCCTGGTTCCTCATGAGCGAGATTGACAAATACGACCCGCCGCTGAACGATGCCGCGCTGCGCTACCGCCTGAGCGGCCTCATCACTAAGCAGTTCCGCGTGACCAGCTTCCCGGAAGACCCCTTCCGCTTCCTGACGCGTGCCCAGGGCGTTGCCCTGATCAACTGCCTCAAGAATATGGCTAAGGAAGCAGAATTAAAGTATCTGAGCAGCGGAAAAGGCCGGAAGGCCGCGGGGGCGTCCGAAAAATGAGGAATGAGCTGCTGAAGGAGCTGCGGCTGGAGGACCTGAGCGGCAGCTCTCTGGAACTGGCGGAGGCGATCGGCATGGAAGGCTTCATCCGGCTCGTCGACAACTATGAAGGGACCAGTAACCTGTACGTTCCCAAAGCCTCGGAACTGATCCGCCCTGTCCGCGACGAACTGATCCGGCGGGAGTATAACGGAAAAAACGTCATCGCACTGGCCCGCAAGTACAGTCTCACGGACCGCTCCATCCGTGAGATCGTCAAGGATAAGGCGGCCCAGCTCCGGGAAAAAGAACGAAAAGAGCGCCTGGCCCCGCCGCCCGGCCAAATCTCATTTTGGGGATAAGGCGGAAATATTTTCGAGGAAGTGCTTCATATAGAATGCTTCCTAAAAGATAAGGTATGATACCCTCAGACCCGAGGGGATCATGCCTTTTTCTTTTCCCCTCAAAAGATTGGAGGAAAAGGGCGATGACATTCGATCCGGGTACATGGTGGCTGGTGGTGGGCCTGCTGGGCCTTGGCGGCACGGCGCTGGCGTTCCTGCTCAAGCGCAACATGACGGAAAGCGACCGGACAAAGGACCGCGTCACGGAACTGGAGGCGCGCAGCGCCCAAAAGTCCGATGTGGACAAAGCGCTTGAAAAGGTGAACAAGACTGTGGCCGAACAGGGCAAAGCCATTTCCCACATCGAAAAAACGTATGTGGAAAAGGATGAGCTGCAGGCAGTGCGCAAGGAGCTGCGGGAAGAGACCCGTAAGCTTCAGGCGGATATCGAGGATATTAAAGAGAACTGCCTGCGCAAAGATGACTTCCTGCGCCAGATGATGCGCCTGGAGACGATGGTGACAGATATCAATAAGTATTTACGGGAGGGACGGTAAAATGAGCGACAACAACCAGAGAATACAGGCCAATCAGCTGGCGGCGGATACGGGAGCAATCGTGCGCACCATGATGCTCGCCAGCGCGGAATATGAGTTCCTGCGGCTGACGGCCATCCGGTCGGTCATGGCCGGCGGCATGAGCACTGGCGCGATTTGCAGCGCAGTGGACTACCTGGCAGACGGCGGATACATCGAGGTGCGCACGGCAGCGGAGCGGCGCCCCGCGCGCGTGGCGGACGTCCCGATGGAAAGCCTGGAGATTAAGCTGACGCACAAGGGCAAACAGCTGGCCTACGGCAAGCTGGATGACCCTCTGGTGGATATGTAGGAGGGCTTGCGGATGGGACGGCGGAAAAACAGGAGCCGGAGCAAGATCAGCCAGCTGCCGCCGGAGGTCCGCAGCACAGTGGACGCAATGGTGCAGTCCCCGGCGGAATTCACGTATAACGATATACGGGAGTACCTCGCCAGTCTTGACGTGCAGATCAGCAAGTCGGCCATCGGGAACTATGCACGCGACCTCATGGCCAGCCTGGAGGCGCTGGCAGTGTCCCAGGAAAGCATAAAGGCCATGATGGAGACGGCGGCGAAAGTGCCTGAGGTGGACGCCGTGGAGATCATCAACCGCATCGCCGGCCAGAAGATCGTGCAGGCGATCATCAATAAACCGGACGAAGAGTGGACAGACGTCGCGCTGGATAAGCTGCTGAGAGAAGCCAACGCCATGACGAAAGCCGTGGCGTATAAGCAGCGGATCGATGTACAGAACAAGGAGGACGTGGCGGCGGCTGCCGATGAGCTGAAGGCGGAGTTCTTCAGCGCCCTGGGCGCAGAGCATCCGGATCTTTACCGCCAACTGGTCCAGATTCTGGACCGGCGGACAAAGGAGGCGCGGCGCTGATGGGCTGGTATGTGCTGCAGGTCATGACCGGGACGGAACGGGATGTATGCACAGCACTGCGGCGCAAAGGCGTGCAGGCTCGCGCCCCGGCCCAGCGGATGGAGATCCGGCGGTGGGGGCAGTGGCAGACCGAGGAGCGGCTGCTGCTGCCGGGATATGTGTTCGTGAGTGCGGAATACACGGCGGCGCTCTTCCATGTTGTTTCCCCTGTCCCCGGCGTCATCCGGTGGCTGGGACTGGAGCGCGGGGAGCCGCAGGCGCTGGACACGCGGGAGGCGCTGCGGTGGCGGCTGGACAGTGACGAGATGCTGGAGCCCAGCCGGGTGCTGTTTCACACAGACGGTACGTGGCACGTGCTGGACGGGCCTTTGGCGGCGTTTGCAGGCTGCCCGGTGCGGATGGAGCGGCGGCAGCGCCGGGCGTATGTGACGGCGGAGCTGGGCGGCGTTGTTCGGCGGGTGCGGTTCGGCGTCATCCCTGTGGACGGTGATGCGCAGTGAAGCGGAAGGACCCACGGCGCGAGCTGGCGCGGAAGCTCTCCGGCGCGAAACTGAAAAAGCCGCCGGACCTGTGTAAAAAATGCATCTGGGCAATGCGGGAGAGCGGCTGTCCCGTCTGCCCGTTCCCCCGCTGCGTGCGGAAAAGCAGCAGCCGTTGAAACAGGAATAAAGGGTTTTTGCAAAGACGTATTTCAGGCTTTGCAAAACCATACAGGGAAACCGTGAGCAAACCGGGGTTGATACGTCCTCCGGAGCGTGACCGGCGGGCATAGAGGGGTGAAAACCGGGCGAAAACGGCCGGATGGCGAAGCATGTCCGCTGAAAACGCACCCTCTATCCCCGCAAGGAGACGTGATACCCTCTACAATCGGCTGTAAGCCTTTGCAAAACGTTGCAAAAGCCCAGGGCGGCAAACTGTCCGTCTGGGGCATTTTTTGTCTTACAGGCCAAATTTGGGGCGCTGCGCGCGGCACCGGAAAGGAGCAGATACACATGCGGACGAAAACAGAGAGTATCGCCGGCCTTTTGGAGGCCATTGAACGGGCAAAGCAGCAGAAGGATTTCAATATTTTAAAGGATTTAAAAGAGCTGCGCGGGAAGTTTGGAAAAGTGCAAAAATGTGACTACCTCGCGCTGCTGAACAAGCTCATAGAAAAATACAGCACGGACGAAGCGGCAGTGATCCACGCAGCACTGATGAAGAAGGTGCAGGCCGGAGACCTGGAGGCCATCCGGCTGTGGAATGAGCTGTCGAAGGAAAACCGGGACGTCGGTGAGAGGGTGCAGATCGTTGACGATATCAAGGTTAAGTGAGTGCATGTCCCCTGCGTTCTACGAGCTGCACACGCAGATCAAGACGCAGCGGCCGCATACCGTCGTATGCAAGGGCGGCCGCGGCAGTACAAAATCCAGTTTCATGAGCGTGGAGTTCATCCTGTTCCTGCTGCAGCATCCGCAATGTCATGGCGTGGTGCTGCGCAAAATCGCCAATACACTGCGAAATAGTGTGTACGCGCAGATTCAGTGGGCCATCGGCGCGCTGGGGCTGCAGAACAAGTTCCGGTGTACGGTGTCCCCTATGGAGATCACATATCTGCCCACAGGCCAGAAGATCCTTTTCTTCGGCCTGGATAAGCCGGAAAAGCTTAAATCCATCAAGCTGCCGTTTGGGTACATCGGCGTCGACTGGTTTGAGGAGGCCGACCAGTTCGCCGGCGAAGCCGAGATTCGAAATGTCAAACAGTCCACACTGCGCGGCGGCGAGTTCGCCATGACGTTCCTGTCCTTTAACCCTCCAGCCGCGGCCCGCAACTGGGCAAACCGGTATGCGCGGGAAACGGAGCCGGGCAAGATCGTACACCACAGTACATATCTTACCACACCGCGGGACTGGCTGGGCCAACGATTTTTTGACGATGCTGAATTTTTGAAGGAAACGAAGCCCACCTCCTACCGCCACGAATATCTCGGCGAGGCCGTGGGCAACGGTACGCAGGTTTTCGACAACATCCGGCTGGAGCCCATCACGAAGGCGCAGATCAACTCTTTCGGAGAAATTACCTCGGGCGTGGACTGGGGCTGGTACCCGGACCCGTGGGCATTCAACCGCATGTCCTACGACGCCGCCCGGCGCACGCTGTACATCTTCGACGAACTCACCCGGCGCAAGCTCAACAACTTTGAGACCGCGCGCCTGGTCCTGTCCCGCATCCCCGAAGGTGAGGACGTTATCGCTGATTCTGCGGAGAAAAAGAGCTGCGGCGATTACCGGGATATGGGCATCAACTGCTTTGACGCAGTCAAAAAGCCAGGCAGCGTGCGCACCAGTATCATGTGGCTGCAGGGCCTTGCCGCCATCGTGATCGACCCGGTGCGCTGCCCGGATACGGCGAAGGAATTCACGGAGTATGAATATGAGACCACAAAGGACGGCGATGTTACGTCCGCCTACCCGGACGCGGACAACCACCATATCGACGGCGTGCGGTACGGTACAAACCGCATCTGGCTACGGGTGGGAACATGATGCGCCGTCTGCACGGATGGCTCGTCATGCGCTTTTTGCCGGTCTGGGCCAAGGAAACGATCCTTGAAGAAAACAAAAGGCTGCGCGCAGAGCTGGAACAGCAGCGTGCGGAAAACCGGGAGCTGCGCGCATATGCACGGGGCCTGGAGGAAGGCCTTTCCGCGCTGCACGGCATGAGGCTCAACATCACACTGGAAGGAGGCGGACCGAATGAGCATAGTGAAAGCGCTGTTTGACCAGAGCGTCATCAGCACGGACGAATGTTTCGGGCAGCCGGACGTCACCTCCCAGGAGATGCGCGACGCCATCAATGCATGGCGGAATACATACCTGAAGCGCGAGGGCGATAAGGCGTCCGATCCGTGCATGCGCATGGCTTACGTTATCGTGCACAAGCTGCAGAAAGGCGTTTTTGCAGAATACAGCTCGGATATTTTAGACAAGGAAAAAACGGCCAAAGGAAAATGGATGGACCGGAACCTGTCGCAGCTCGACCTCATCCGGGACAGCATCCTGCAGTGGATGCTGATCGGCGGGGAATGTTGGGTAAAGCCTGTACCACGGCCCGGCCCCGATGGCAGCACGATTTTTGCGCCGCTGCTCGTGCACAGGACGGACGCCGTGATCCTGGCGCGCGAACCGGACGGCCGCGTCACAAGCATCGTTACAGCGGAGCACACTGCCCGCGGCAGCCAGTACTATACACTGCTGGAACGCCGCACAGTGGATGCAAACGGATACCTGACCATTGAGAACAAGCTGTACGTGAGCTTTGACCGCGGTGCGCTCGGCATACGCACTGCACTTTCAAAGCTGGACCGGTACGCCCAACTGCCTGACCTCTATACGTACCCCGTTCCCGTTGGCGGCGTTGGAATGACGCCGCTGCGCGTGCCTCTGGCGAACTGTGTGGACGGCAGCATGGACGCCATCAGCATCTACGAGCCGGCCATGGGGCTGATCCGGAACATCGACCAGAACGAAAAGCAGCTGAACGATGAGTTCGAGCTGGCCCGGCACCGGTTAATTGCTCCGGCTGAGATGCTCAAAACAGGACGCGATGGCCGGCGTACTCTGGATGACAGTGTATTTGTCGCTCTGAAGGATATCCACAGCGACCTGGCGCCCACGGCGTTTACGCCGCAGCTGCGGGATGAACCCTACGAACGGCGTGAGCAGAAATATCTGCGCGCCATCGAGAACCAGATCGGGCTCAAGCGCGGGATGCTGTCCGACGCCCAGGAAGTTGAAAAAACCGCGTTTGAAGTCGCCAGTACGGCCGGCGACTACAACCTCAGCCTGCTCGACCTGCAGCAGGTCTGGTTCGACGGCGTGCGGGAATATCTCACCTTGTGCGATACGCTGGGCAAAATGTACCGGTACTGCGACCAGAGCGCGTGGGACGTAACGGAGCAGCTGGCCATCACCTGGGGCAACGGCGTGCTGTACGACCCTGATAGGGAGCTGGAAACGGATCTCCGTCTGGTGGCGGCGCAACTGCTCAAGCCTGAGATCGCGGTGGCCCGGCACTTCGACCAGCCCTGGGAGGATGAAGAGGACCTCAAAAATGTACGCGAAAAATATATGCCGGCCATGGAAGAGCTGGAACCGGAGGCATAGCGTATGGAGCCGTTTGACCTGACGGGCGTAAAAGAGTACGCCTCCGAGATCGCGCAGCCGCTGCGCGACCGTCTGGTGGAGGACATCTGCCGGCGGGTAAAAGAGGCCGGGGCCATCACCACCACGGCGGAATATGAGATATACCGGGCTGAGCAGCTCGGTCTCGCTGAAAAGGAGATCAAGGCAGCCATCGCTGAGCAGTCCGGCATCAATGCCGGAGCCGTAGACATGCTGTTTGGGGATATTCTGGACAAGACTGTGCGATTTGAGGATAACGGCCAGCTGCAGCAACTGGCCGCAGCCTACAAGAGGATCACGACACAGGGCGCGAACCGGCTGCTGAAAAATCTGTGGGCGCCCGGTCCGGACGGCAAGCTCTATTCCATCGGCGAAGCCTACGACAAAATCATGGACTTTGCTTTTGCACAGACCTTCTCCGGCACAACGGACGTCAACACAGCGCTGCGCCGGGCCACCAAGGAACTGGTGAAGCGCGGCGTCCGCACGATCCCGCGCAAAAACGGCAGCAATGTCAGCATTGAGTACGCCACGCGCAGCTATGTGATGAATCGGATGGGCGCCATGACCAATGCCGTGCAGCAGATGAACCACGACAAGCTGGGCTGCGACGGCTGGGAGATCAGCGCCCATTCAGGGCCCGCTCCGGACCATGCACCAATTCAGGGCCTGCAATATCCAGACGTAGAATATACCAAATTAAACAGCGGCCTTGCCCGTGCCATCGGCACGCTGCAGTGCAAGCACATCGCGTGGCCCATCCGCATGGGGAGGGACAAGCCTGTGTACACAAAACAGCAGCTGCAGCGGATGCTGGAGGAAAACGAGGCCGGCGTCCTGTATGAGGGCCGCCACTATACCCTGTACGAAGCCGGGCAGAAGCAGGCGGAGCTGGAGGCTCACATCCGGAATATTAAGAACAAGACACTGGCGGACGACGCGCTGGGCGACAAGGAAAACCTGCAGAAGCATCAGCTTATGCTGGCGCGGTACCGCCAGGAGTATTCCCGGTACTGTAAGGCCACCGGCCTGCAGCCACGCAGCGCACGCCTGCAGGCGGCCGGCTTCGGCCGGTCCGAGGCTGCGCGGGCAGCGGCTGCGGCAAAACGCGGTACAGCGGTCATGGCGAAAAATAACTCGCCTAAAATGCCGAGCAGTGGTATACTGAATGCAAAGAAAGTATTCCAGTCTCCGCAGGAGATAAATGCCGCAGCACTCCTGATTGACGCCGGGCTTGACGACTACGGCTTGCCTGCCAGCGTATTTTCCGGCAGAACGCTGCTCAAAGACAAGAGCTGCAGCGCTCTCGGCCGTGCAGAATGGTCCGGAGATGTTTCCGTCCGAGAGGATGCCGGACTTGATACACTGGTGCATGAGCTTCTGCATATGTGCTCAGCCAACCGGCTGCCCAATATGGTATACAGCGCCAATATTCGAATCGAAGAAGCGACCGTGCAGCTGCTGGCTCAGGAGATATGTAGAGATAACGGCATTGAAATATTGGCTCATACATATGAAAAAGGCGTGCGGTATCTTCAGGCGATCAACAAAACGGCAAAAATAGCTCCAACCGATCTGGAGTTCGGGCAAATGCTGCTCAACGTCCCGTTGGACAAGCGGCACGACTGGCTTGTAGAGCGTGTTGACGACTTTATCGCAGCAAACAACATCCCGCGGGATGTTGCGGGCGGACTGAGAAATTTATCGTATTGGTTTTGGGGAAGTGATCCGTTTTGACAGAAGAGATAAAAAAGAAGCTGGACTGGTACGCACGAAAAGCCGCGGATGGAAAAAAAGAGCCCATGTCCGAGACCGAGGAGGCGGCGTTTTCCTCTATATGTGCAGCTTTAATGGGACAGGTCCCGCAAATGCCGCTTGAGGAAGCAAATCAAATCGCGGATGCGTATAACGCAAAGCCCGGCATGACCGATCAGGAATGGCTCGACTTTGAAGAAGAGTACACACGGTTCTTTCAGAAATATCTTTCAGAGGAAGATTTAAAAGAGTACGCAGACTCCATGGTTGGCGACGTGCTGCCAATGATCTGTGACGCCATTCGGATGAAACACAAAAATGCATACAGTGAAAAATAGTTACCCCACTAAATAAGGTATACAGGGACCCGTCCGCGGGTCCCTTTTACAATGCCCAAAAACAGGCTTTAAATGCCGGTTTAAGGGCATTTTTAAATTGCTTTTACCGCTGGCCCGGCGGACAAGAAAAGGGGCGCCGCAATACCGGGACTGGCCGGATAAAAAGGACAGCGGCTGACGAACATCCACCCACCCATCCGAAAGGAGCAAAAAAATGACGTTTGACTGGCTGAAATCCATTCTCGGGGACGCATACACCGAGGACGCCGACAAGGCCGTCGCCGCAGAGATCGGCAAACGCTTTACGGCGAAGGCTGATTTCGAGGCGCGGAACACGGAACTGAAAAACATCAAGGCCCAGCTGGCGGAGGCCAACAAGACCATCGAAGGCCTGCAGGCCGCAGACAAGGATATCGAGGCCGTGCGCAAAGAGGCAGCGGAGTATAAGGCCAAGGCCGAGCAGGCGGAAAAAGACGCTGCCGAGCAGCTGGAGTCGTATAAGTTCAACGCCTGGTTTGACGGCCTGGTGGCACAGAACCACGGCCGTGACGGCGCGGTGATCCGCACGCTGGCGGGCACGGAGCGTATGGACGCTTTGCGCAAGAGCCAGAACCGGGACGAAGACGGCAAGGCCCTGTTTAACGATCTGCTGAAGAACAGCGCCTACGCTTTCGAAGACCAGATGCCGCCTCCGCCTCCCTATGCCGGCGGCACAGGCACCACGTCCTTTGCCGGCGACAACGCCGCCATGCGCGCGGCCATGGGCCTGCCCGCAGAGAAGAAATAACCCTGAGAAAGAGAGGAAAAAACAATGGCAAATCTCATTGAACTCGCAAAATCCTACGTCCCCATGCTGGACGAGGTGTACAAACTGGCGTCCTGTACGTCCGACCTGGACGGCGCGCCGGAGCTCGCGCGCCAGGGCGCTAACGCCAACGAGCTCATCATCCCCATGCTGGAGATGGACGGCTTGGCCGATTACGACCGCAACGGCGGATACGTGGACGGCGACGTCAAGATGGAGAACCGGACCGTGCAGTGCAATTTCGACCGCGGCCGTATGTTCACCGTGGATACTATGGACAATGCTGAGACCGCGGGCCTCGCTTTTGGCCGCCTGGCCGCGGAGTTCATCCGCACCAAGGTCGTGCCGGAGCTGGATGCCTTCCGCTTCGCCTGTTATGCGGGCAAGCCTGGTACCAGTTCCGCGGAGGGCACGCTGGCAAGCGGCGCGGACGTGATCGCGGCCATCAGCGCCGCTGTGACCGAGATGGACGAAAATGAGGTGCCGTCCGACCAGCGCCATCTGCGCATCACCTCCACGCTGCTGCGCGCCATCAAGGATATGGACAGCTATAAGTCGCGGGAAGTCCTGGAGAGCTTTGCGTCCGTCAAGCCCGTGCCCCAGCGCCGATTCTACACCGCCATCGAGCAGCTGAGCGGCAAAGACGGAGAGAAGGCCGGCGGGTTCCGGAAGTACGGCAAGCACTACGTCAAGTGCGCGCAAGGCGATACCGGAGCGCTGGAGGTCATCGCGGACAGCGGCACTGTGTCCGGCGCTCAGATCAAGGCAGCCGACGTCACGCCCGTTGCCGATCCTGCATACAAGCCCGCCGCCGGCGACTATGTCAAGGCTGTGGCCGGCGCGGAGATCAACTTCATGATCCTCCATGCTCCGGCGCTTATCCAGTTCCAGAAGCATGTGGCTCCGAAGATCGTATCCCCGGAGCAGAACCAGACTGGGGACGCCTGGAAATACGGGTACCGCAACTTCGGCATCGCGGACGTCTACGCAAATAAGTTCGCCGGTGTGTTCTGCCATCATAAGGCCGCCGGCGTCTGAGAAAGGAGACCATCATGGGCAAATTGATCGGTAAAACATACGCAACCCCGGCCCCCGCGGCCGTGGTGCCCGCTGCGGCCGTGCAGCCGCCCGCTGTGTTCGCCTGCCCGCACTGCGGCAAGGAGTACAAAACGGAAAAGGGCCTGGCGGATCACATCGCCAAAGAACACGCCGACGCACCGGCACCGGACGGGGAATAACGGAGGGAGGCGGCCGGTATGGCCTATGCGGACTACGCATTTTATTCCGGCACATGGCACGGGACCATGCCGGAGGCTGATTTCGACAAGTGGGCAGATCGGGCAAGCCTTGAGATCGACCGCGTGACGTTCGACCGCGCGGCCGATGCTCCCGACAATATGTCCAAACGCCTGCAGCTGTGCTGCTGTGCGCTGGCGGACCAGCTGGAGGCTTGGGCGGCCCTGGACGCAAAAACCCAGGCTGGAGCTGTTGCCAGCGAGAACGTGGACGGCTACAGCGTGAGCTGGAGAGACGGCGGCACGCCCGCGGCGATGCGGGCGGACCGCCAGTCCGTTCTCTCCGGCATCTGTTCGGACTACCTCACCTATCCTGAGAACCTCATGTATACGGGAGTGTGGCGGCCATGACGACGCCGAATGCGGATATAACTCTGTACCACAAGGAGTACGACGCCGAAAAGCGCGACTACACCTACACGCCCAATCAGTTCCCCGGCGTGTTTTGGTACGGCGGCCAGGGCGTAACGCTATCCTCCGGAGGTTTGAAGGCGTCGGACGGATACATCGTGCGCATCCTCACGGATGCCGAGATCAGCGCCGGTGCGGATGACATCGTTGTGCGCGGGCTTGTGTCCGACGCAGTAACAAAAGCCGGAGACCTTACGCAGAAATACAAGGGCCGGTGCTTTGTGGTGACTGCCGTGCGGGATAACCGCCGCGGCAGCCCCTCCATGCACCACTGGAGGCTGGAGGGAAAATAGCCGTGGCAGATAAACGGAAGATCTCGACGCCGCGCGGCTGCGTTGTTTCATCCAACGGCCAGACCGCGCAGCTTATCTGGAACCCGGACTTTACACCGCGCCGCACAAAGCAGTTCTCAAACTGCCAGAAGTACGTGGATGAGGCCGTATTGAAATACAGCAGCCCCTTCGTACCTATGGAAACAGGCGTGCTGGACAAATCCGGCATCCTCGGCACAGACGTCGGCTCCGGCGAGGTGCAGTACATCACGCCCTATGCGGCGAAGCTGTACCGCCATCCGGAATACAGCTTCAGCACGCGGTATCATCAGCTCGCGCAGGCTGAGTGGTTCGAAGCTATGAAAAAGCAGCACCGCGACGAGATACTCGCGGCGGCAGCAACGTATTTTGACTAAACAGGAGGAGCGTATGGCAAAGCCTGACACCATCATTCGCGGCCTGTGGGAGTTCCTTCAGACCTGCCCGTACATCGAGGCCGGCAGCCCTGTCACTGTGGACTGCATGCCCATGGACAACAACGCATTTACACTCGCCAAGCGCAGCGGCAATCCTATCGTGAAGATGTACACAGACGGCAGTTCCATCCGCCAGTATCCCTTTGCGGTCTGGTACCGCGGCAGCCGGGGCACCATCCAGGAAGGCATCGTCGCGAGCGGAAAATGTGAGCTCATCTCCCGCTGGCTGGAGCGGCAGAGCCGGGACGGCATGCTGCCGGATCTGCCCGAAGGCATGGCAGCGCAGCTCATCCAGGCAAGCGACACCGGGAAACTTTACACCCTTGAGCCGGACGTGTATATCTACGAGGTACCCTGCCGGCTCCAATATATACAGGAGGCATGACAAATGGCAGTTACAGCTGATGTAAAAGGCACCGCGATCCTGCGCAACAAGGTCGCGGATTATCTCAACACTGAACCGGGCGGGGAATCTCCCGCATACCACCTTATGAATGTGTTCGAGACCATCGACGAAAATCCGAACGCGCAGGTGGTTGAAAAACACTATACATCGGACAAAGCAGCCACGAAGCTGACGTCCGGCTATGCGCCGCAGTTCCCCATCACAGGCGACCAGTATCTCGATAACGATGTCAGCGAGTTTATCCGTGATATTGCGGAGGAACAGCAGATCGGCGTAGAGACGGATTTCATCCGTGTCCGCCTGTACCAGCCCATCGCCAGCAAGGAGAACACCTTCTATGCGCGCAAGTTCCGCGTGTCCGTGGAAGTTTCCAGCATCACCGGTGCCGGCGGCGAGATCATCTCCCAGGAGGGGAACCTGAACCAGATCGGTGACGTCGTGATCGGCGAGTTTAACACACAGACAAAGACGTTCACAGAGGCGGCCGCCGCGCCAGCCAGCGCTGAACCGTCCGGGACCTGACAGGAGGATGCAAAATGGCGACAATCAAAGTATTGGACACGGAACTGGAACTGGACCTGCTGGATGCGGATGAACTGGAAAAGGTGGACGCCGCGCTCCAAGCCGTAGAAGGAGACGCGCAGCAGGACCCGGCACTTTCCCAGGCAGATAATATGCGCAAACAGGTGGGGGCGGTGCGCAAAGCGTTTGATACGATTTTCGGCGAAGGAACGGGCCTGCGCGTGATGGGCGAAAAAAACCATCTCGGTGTCGCCCTGACGGCATTCGCTCAGCTCACGGATGCGGTGCATACGCAGCGTGCCGAGTTTGAACGCTCCATTTCCTCCATCAGGGCAAAGTACAGCCCGAACCGAGCGCAGCGTAGGGCGGCAGCGAAGAAATGAACCTCCTTGTAGACCCGGCGCCCACCGTGTACACGCTTGGAGATAAAGAATACCCCCTCAATACGTCGTTCCGGTTCGGCATCCTGTTTGAGCAGATGATGCTGGACAACGCCCTCTCCAACCGGGAAAAGGGACTGGCGGCCCTGGAGCTTTTCTTTCCCGGCATACTCCCGACCGGGGAAAATGAGGCGGGCTCCGCCATCCTCTGGTTTTACAACTGCGGCAAACCCTGGAAGCGCGGCTCGACCGCGCGCATGCGCCGCGCCGGAAAGGTGTTCGACTATGACCAGGACGACGGATATATCTTCGCCGCATTCCTGGAGCAGTACGGCGTGGATCTGGAGCAGGTGCAGGACCTGCACTGGTGGAAATTCAAGGCCATGTTCGACGCACTGCGGCCGGACTGCTTGTTCTCAAAAATCGTCGAGTGGCGCAGCACGGACCTTACGCAGGTGAAAGACCCGAAGGAAAAGAAATTCATCCAGGAAATGAAACAGGTCTACCGTCTGCGGAAATCCGTGGATGAACAGGAAAAACTGGACCTCATCGCTGACGCCCTCATGGGCGGCGGCGATCTCAGCAAACTCTGAGGAGGGCGGTAATGGAAGAAAAAGAGATCCGCTGCCCGAATTGTCAAACGAACAGCCGCCCGGGGCAGCTTCTGCTCCGGGCTCAATTCGTCAAAGGCGAAATCAAATGTCCCCGCTGCGGGGCATTGCTGCGATTGGAATATCCCAAGGACAGAGCCGATGGCCGCATCCAGGTTATAGGGTAGCGAGCAAGCGCCTGCTTTGCATCACGCAAGGCAGGTGTTTTTTGTATGGCGTATGACGGCCACCTGAAATTTGATACAAGTGTAGACGGCAAGGGGTTCCAGCAGGGGATCTCCACGCTGGCCAAAGGCGCCGCCGCGGCACTCACGGCAGTATCCGCCGCCCTGGGAGCCATGGCGGGCTATGCCGTCAAGGTCGGCTCCGACTTTGAGGCGGGGATGTCCGAGGTAGCGGCGATCTCCGGCGCTACAGGTGACGAACTGGATGCCCTGACCGCAAAGGCCAAGGAGATGGGCGCGAGCACCAAATTCAGCGCCACCGAATCAGCTGAAGCACTCAAATACATGGCCATGGCCGGCTGGGATACGCAGTCCATGCTGGACGGCCTGCCCGGCATCATGAATCTTGCGGCGGCCAGCGGTGAAGAACTCGGCGCCGTGTCCGATATTGTGACGGATGCGCTCACGGCTTTCGGTTTGTCTGCGTCCGATGCCGGACACTTTGCCGATGTTCTCGCAAAGGCATCCAGCTCCTCGAACACCAACGTTTCCATGATGGGCGCTACATTCAAGTATGCGGCGCCGCTTGCCGGAGCGCTGGGCTACAGCATTGAGGACTGCGCCCAGGCCATCGGCCTGATGGCGAATGCGGGCATCAAAGGCGAGCAGGCCGGCACTTCTTTCCGCGCCATGCTTACACGCCTTGCAAGCCCAACGGATGACGTTGCTGCGGCGATGTCTCAACTGGGTATCTCTCTCACGGATGCGCAGGGCAATATGCTGCCGCTGTCCGACGTGCTGGGCCAGCTGCGGGAAGGGTTTGCGGGTCTCGATGAGCAGCAGAAGGCCGCTATGGCCAGTACCATCGCGGGGCAGGAGGCTATGTCCGGCCTGCTGGCCATCGTCAACGCTGCACCTGAAGACTACGAGGCCCTTGCCGCCTCCATCGCGGATGCGGATGGCGCTGCACAGAGCATGGCCGACACCATGCAGGACAATCTGCAGGGACAGATCACCATCCTCAAATCCGCCGTTGAGGGACTTGGCATTGAGTTCTACGAGAGCATCCAGGAGCCGCTCAAGGACGTCGTAAAGACCGGCATTGGATACATCGAGGAACTGTCCTCCGCATTTAAAGAAGGCGGTTTGGACGGTCTCGTCGAGAGCCTGGGCAGCGTATTTGCGGACGCCGCTGCACGGATCGTAAAGAGCGCGCCCAAGCTCGTGAGCTCCGCCGTCAGCGCCATCAGATCCTTTGTATCCGGGCTGCGCGGCAACACCGGGCAGATCCTCGATGCAGCCATCGAGATGGGAGCCTCCCTGCTGCAGGGCGTCGCGGAGATCGTGCCGGAGCTGGGCGCTTTTGCGCTGGACCTCATCGGCCAATTTGCACAGCGTCTCATCGACGGCCTGCCGCAGATGACGCAGGCGGGCGTGGACATGCTCAACTCCATGGCAGAGGGCCTGGCCACCGGCCTGCCGGAGTTCCTCGCGAACGCGCTGCCCATGATCGGCCAGCTTGCCGCGGGTATCCGCGAGAGCGCGGGCCAGCTCGTTGACGCCGGGATAAACCTCATCATGAACCTGGCCGACGGCCTCATCGCCGCCATACCCGACCTTCTGGCTAATATCCCGCAGATCATCATAGACCTGTGCGGGGTCATCAACGACAACGCGCCTAAGCTCCTGATGGCGGGCGTGCAGCTCATCGGCAAGCTCGTGATGGGTCTGCTTCAGGCCATCCCGCAGATCCTCGCGGCCATGCCGAAGATCGTCGAGGCCATCTGGTCCGTGATCTCGGCTTTCAACTGGCTTGATCTCGGCACGAACATCATGACGTTCTTCCGCGACGGGCTCAAGTCCATGGTCTCAAAAATCGGCGAGGCCGGACGGAGCGTCTTCGAGACCGTCAAAAATGCCATCGTAAATTTGCCGAACACGCTGAAAAATCTGGGCAGCAATGCGGTCTCCGGCATGGCGAACGCCATCCGCGGCCTGCTCTCTACAGTCGGCAACGCGGCAAAGGCGGTATTTACGAACATCGTGAATGCGGTGCTCAACCTGCCGTCCCGGCTGCTGGAGCTGGCGAAGAGCGCGGTCACGAACGTGGCCAACGCCTTCAAAAATGTCGAGTGGGGCTCTATCGGCTCTAACATTATCACAGGTATCATCTCCGGCATCGGCTCCGCCGTGTCCGGCCTCGTTTCCAGTGCGATCGACGCGGCGATGTCCGCATTCAATGCCGCCAAAAGAGCGCTGGGCATCCGCTCGCCGTCCAGGCTGTTTGCCGATGAGATCGGCAAGTTCATCCCGCCCGGTATCACGGTCGGCATCGAGGCCGCCATGCCGAAGGCGAAGCGTGACGTAGCGGATGACATGGAACAGTTTGCATCCACTGCACAGGACGCCGTGCTGTCCTCCCAGAACAAGACGGCCGCGCGTGCAGCTGCGTCCGGCAAGCTCCGCACCGCGGCGCCGCAGGCGCCGGGCGGCTCCAACGTCACGGTACAGGGTGAAACGCACGTCCATGTGGAAGTCGAGGGCCGCGAGATCGCGCGCGCAGCCGCTCCCTTCATGGGTGAGCAGATGGAATTCGAGGAGGATTAAAAGGGTGTTTTTAAATCATTTAAACGCCGTTGAATACGGCGTGCGGCTCCTGAAGGGCTGGTCCGTCAAGCGCGGCAGCACCGGTGCATCGGCTGTGAAGTCCCGCATGAGCGCTGCTTTCAACGTGATGGGATCGGAGGTGAGCCTGAAGACCATCACCTTGCCCGTGACCATCAAAGGGCGGGATCAGCACGAAGCTGCCGCGCGCCTCTCTGCATGGGAGGCCGCGCTGGCGGGCGGAAAGGTCGAGCTGCAGCTCCCGGATGGGTTTTACTATGACGCATACCTCAAGAGCTGCGGCGAGCCGTCTTATGACCTGCCCTGGCTCATCTCGAACACATACGTGTTGGAGGGCGTGCAGCGCGGCCCGCTGCTTTCTCTCAAAGCGCAGCCGGATGTGCCGTTTACAGTTAAGGGAACGGCCCCGCGTATCGGGTGCCGGATCGCGGCGACTGTACCCGATGGGGCAGCTTCCTTCAGCGTGGCCGGCGTTACATTCACCGGCGTGGCGGCGGGCGACATGCTGTGCATCGACGGCCTGACCATCCGTGTACTTGTCAACGGCGCGCCGGGGCTGCAGAAGTGCGACATCATCGAATGGCCGTATCTGAAGCCGGGCCTTAACACGGTCCCCGGCGACGGCGCCATGACCGTGGACTATTACCCCATCTATTACTAGGAGGGCTTATCATGCTGAAGATCCTGCAGGCGGACGGCGGACAGCTCCCGCTTGATTTTGACAAATACTTTATCCAGGAAGAAACGAACGGCGAGGACCAGATCGGGTTCACGCTGCCGCTTGACCATGCGGACTACAAGCTGCTGGCGGAAGAAGTGCAGCTGCTCGACGCCGAAGACGGGCAGGTCTACCGCATTACGGCCATCGACGAAGGCGCTGCCACTGCGAACATTAAGGGAAAGCTGGAGCTTTCGCCTCTGCGCGCAGATATGCGTATTCCTTACACCAACGGGAGCGATACGCTTGCCGGCACAGTGGAGGGCGTGCTGCCTGCGGGCTGGACCGTGGTGGACCACTCCCTCAGCACCATCCGGCGCACCATCGACCTGGACAGTGCGACGCCGGAGGACGTCATTCTCGGGGCTGCGTCTGCTTTTGGAGGGCTGGCCATCCGTTACAAGATTGCAGACAAGGCAGTGCATTTCTATGCTCCGGGAGATTTTAAAGCCGGCGGCGTCTACCTCACGGAGGAGCTCAACCTCACCAGCACAAACTTCAAAGGTTCATCCTCCGGTCTTTGCACGCGCCTGTACGCCCGAGGCAAGGACGGGCTGACTTTTGCCGGCATCAACGGCGGCAAGGACTATGTGGAGAACTTTTCATACACGGACAAGATCATCTGCGCATACTGGGAGGACGAACGGTACACTGTGGCGGAGAACCTGCTGGAGGCTGCGCAGAAAAAGGTGGACGCATCTGCGGTGCCTGTGCGCAGCTACAGCTGCGGCGTCGTGGATCTTGCAAAGGCATGGCGCTATGAGGAGGGGGCCGGCTCCAACATTTACGCACACCTCAACATCCAGCTGCTTACGGTCGCCACGCTCCTTGATACACGCCGCGGCACACGCATCGACCATCAGGTCGTGCAGTACAAGCGGTATCCTCATTATCCGGACCTCAATGTCGTGACGCTGTCCACGAAAGCGCCCACGATCACGACGACCGTCAAGCAGCTCCAGGACGCCATCGAGAACCCGTCCAGCTCGTTCCGCAAACAGATGCAGAGCCTGATCAACCAGATGGCTGCTGGCATCTCCGGGCATGACGGCGGGACCATGGAGATCACCTTCAACAGCGATGGCAAGCCAAACGGCATCCGGTGGGGCGACGGCGATGATCTTGCCACGTCCCAAAAGGTCCTGTGGCTCAACCTGGAGGGCATCGCCTACGGCCAGAACGGCGTGAACGGCGATTACAGTACCGTGTGGAGCTTTGCGCAAAACGGGTTTGTCGCTGACTGGATCGTCGTGGGCACGCTTACAGCAAATCTCATCAAAACCGGCCTGCTGCAGAGCAAAAACGGGAAATCGTGGATCAACCTGGACACTGGAGCCGCGCAGCTTGCAGGCACATTTCTTTCCGGCACAGATGCTTTTCTTGCAGAGCTTTCGGGAGGTATGCTCCGCTTCTCTCAAAATGGGACTTATGTGGGCGGCCTGTATTCGAATACTTGGGGCGACCAGAAAACGCTGAGTTTCTCCGGATCCGCTGTACACGTCAGGTCAAGGATAGACGATGCAGGGATCGCGCTTAGTGCCGCGGTTCAGGGCGGGGTGACTGGTGAGATCAAAAGCCAGCCGAGCCTTATGGTGTTTGACGGCAAAGGGCACTTCATCTCGCTGCAAGTTACAGACGGAGAGTCGAAAATCATTTTTAACGGATACGAGTGTACACTCAAGGAACGGACTGTTGACGGGCAAACGATCCGATACCTGGGGGCGCTTTAATAGGAGGGCGGCTTTATGGCTTTATCAGTAAACACTACGATCACGAGAATGATGGACGAACCGGATTATCCTGTTATTGTCCACGCGAAGCAGAATGATAAGCGCACGCGCTTCGTTACGCTCCGGTGCTCCGATACGGAAAACGGGTTTTCCATTCCGTCCGGCACTGTGGGGATCGTGCGGGTGCGCAAAAATGACGGCACAGCGTGCTTCTATGACAAGAACGACCTGGGTGATGCCGCGGTCGTCATCGACGGCAACTCCGTCACCATCGAACTGGTGGAGCAGGCTCTCACTGCCGCCGGGATGCAGAAAACCGAAGTAAATCTGTACACACCGGACGGGGCTAAGATAACCACCTTCAGCTTCGCGCTGGAGGTTGAGGCGTCCGTCCTTACAGACGCGCAGATCGTTTCCTCGGACTACTATAACGTGCTGACCTCGGATATATCCTCCGCGCTGGCGGCTGCCGTTGCTGCGGACGCTTCGGCCGAAGAAGCAGCTGCGCAGGCGGCCGAGGCAGCAGCGTCCGAGGTAGCTGCTGCTCAAAGCAAAGCCGCAGCTGTGGCCAGTGCTGCGGCGGGGGGCGGCAGTAAAGCCCCCGCCGCCAACAGCG